TTAGAAAAAAGAGAGTTTTGAATCTAACATTTCATCTTCTTGTAACTTCATTTCATCTAGTAAATGACTATACACTCGCCATGTAATTTCTATGTTGGCATGGCCAAGTCTTTTACTAACATATTGTATACTAAACCCATGGCCTAATAACATGGAAGCGTGAGTATGTCGTAATGAGTGAAGTCCATAGTCACTTTTTAATTCATGTTTGGCCAGAATATTTCTCATTGCAGTTGTCACTGCTTTATTAGTGATGAGTGAAACACCAGTATTAAATATATATCCATCTTTATGAAGTGGTCTAGAATTGATTACTTCTATTATGTGTTTCATATCTTTAGAAGTAATTGTCACATAACGATCAGCTGATTTTGTTTTAGTTCCTCTTAAATGAATAGTATTCTTACTCTTATTAATATCCATTCTTTTGAGTTTCTGAACTTCTCCAAATCTTGCGCCAGTCGCAATTAGAATATAAATTGCTAGGTATGATAAATGTGATTTAGTTGAAGCGGTCTGTTTTAACAGTTGATAATCTTTTAAAGATAAATACTTTTGTTTTTCACTCATTGCTGCTTTTTTCTCATATATTGGCGCATTCCAAGTTGGATCTTTATAAATAAGTCTTTCATTTAATGCGTCTTTAAAAGCTTGAGAGAAACAATTATTAAGTTTTTTTACGCTTTCTTTTGTTCTACCTTCTTTTCGACCACCAATAAATTGACCTTCAGCATATTCTTTAAGCATTTCTCTATAACCTAATTGGCTAACATCTTTGATAAGAATAGAGCCGAATTTTTCTTCAAAGACATTTAAAGCACTATAATATCTATTTAGCGTAGACTGAGACACTCTATCTACTTTATTAACTTTTATCCATCTTTCAAAGTATTCTATAAAAGTAATATCATCTGCTAATTGGCCACCTCTACTCAAATCAATATATAATTCTTTTTCAGCTTGTGAAGCATCTCTTTTAGTTCTAAAACCTCTTTTTCTGTATCTCTTACCATTATATTGAAAGTCATAAGTCCAAGTGCTATTGATTTTTTTTACAGACATAATTTTCCTTCCTTTCTAAAATGATGATTGTATTAAAAACTCACCTCCTTAAAGAACGTATGTTCGTTATTTTAGTTAAAAAATAATAAGGGTAGGTGGACTACCCTAAAAATTATTCAACATCATGCGGAACTGCATCTTCCATAGGTAATCCTGTATCAGGGTCTAATTGATCATCAGAATAATACTTGTCAGGAGTAGGAACTCCTCCAACATCACCGTTAGGAATACCTGTATACCCATTTTCTTTAGCTACTTTAGCGTTTGCTTCCATTTCTTTATTTAGTCGCTCATTTTCTTCAATCATTTCAGGTGTCCAATCATCATCAGTTGAAACCGGATGACTAGCATTGTATTCATCACTGTGTTTAGTACTATCGTATTCGCTATTTTGTTGAGCTTGTTGTCGCTCTTGAGTTGCAGCTCGTTGTGTTTGCTGTGTCTGTTGTTGAGATTGAACTTGTTCATTTGTAGCAGTTTCTTGTGTGTTTTGTTCTTCGGTAGAGTTGTTTTCTTGTGTAGACTTGCTATCTTCATTTTCTTGAGATTTCTTTTCTTCTTTAGACTTTTTATCCTCTTTGGATTTATTATCTTTTTTATCTTCTGATTTCTTTTCAGTTTTACTTTCCGATTTAGTATCAGAATCATTATTAGAAGTGTCGTTGTTGCCACAAGCACCTAAGATTAAAGCGCTACTAAAAATTAAAGCTAAAAACCTTTTCATTATATATCTCCTTTGATTTATTTTTAATAATAAGATTTTATACAAATATCAATTTCTTATTTGAAAACAATTTTATCTTCATCATAAGCATCAACTGAATAACCTACATATGCATGTGTTTTTAATATTAAATGTTTTGGTTCGCTTTTAAATTCATATTCATAAATATTAAATTTGAATTCTTCTGTTATTGTATGGTGTTCTTTTAATTCAACATTTGTGTGTAATGTAAATGTTTGTAATTCATTTTCTAAAACAGGAAATTGACTCTTTTTATCAGGATTTTCATATCTTTCTACTAAAGTTAATGAAATTTTGTTAATAGTTTGAGAAGAATTACCACCCTCTATTCTTACAATTCCTTCCAAAGTATCATTACTATGAATACTTTTATTTTTTACTAAAGTTTCAACCTTCACAGAGTTTATTCCAATAGAAGCAAGAAGATTTTCAAACATAGAACCAAATCCTTTCTGATTAAATATTTTAATTAAACAATTACCATAACACTAATCAATTTTATGCAACTTATAAACCCTCAACGGCTCAAACTGAATAACGTATTTGCCACAACGAGTTGAGTGGCCGAATTTCTGTTTATAATGTTCAATACTTTGTAGTACAAAACTCTCTGTAACTTCAAAAAAATTAGCAAGTTCATATAAGTTATGTATGCCTTGCAAGAATGCTTTTACAATATCTTTAAGAGGGACTAACTTTTCATAGGCTAACCTACGTGCATAACCTTCAAATTTTCTATGATTAAAACTACTTTGATCAACTATATTTCCATATGTAAGTTCGTTATGAGCAAGTTCCTCTGCAAGTGTTTCAAGTTTGGAAGTAATAGGCAAGTTACGATTAATTAAAATCATATCCCCAAGCCACAAGCCAGATAACCTTTTAGGTAAGTTATCACATTCAATGACTTCAATATAGTCATGTTCAATTAACATATCCTCATATTTCCCCACATAAAACACCCTTTATTTTCTTTTACTTCTTATGTATTCAGCGTAATCAAGAATTTCTTGCCATTCTTCCTCTGTTAAATCACCATCAAGATGTGCTGCTAAATGATTAGGCTTTTCTTCAACCACTAATTCCTCACGGCCACTTAATTCATCTAAAGACACTCCAAAGAAATCAGATAAAGCACTAGCGTGTTCCATAGAAGGACTTGTTGTTCCTTTTTCCCATCTATCAATTGATGCTTTTGAAAACTTAACGTTGTACTTTGAATTTAATCTGTCACTTAATTCTTTTAGAGAATAATTATTAGCTTTTCTAAGGTTAGAAAGGTTATCCGAAAATTTTGTCATTGTTTTTTTCTCCTTGATTTGTAATTTACAAACTTATTATATAAGTTTGTTCCCAAAAATGCAACGTATTTTACAAATTTATTTCTCAAAAATGAAATTTATTTGTTGACACTAAAAATATAAGCGTGTATAGTTCTTAGTGTAATCTCATAAATGAGACGAAAGAGGTGAGAAAAATTGAAGACTAAGCGTTATCAAAAACTCAGAAACTTTATTGATGAAAGTAAATATTCTCATAAGGAAGTAGCGTGTATGATTGGAATGACGCCTGCAAGATTTAGTCAAAAAATCAATAAAAACAAGAGCAATTTTACGATTGATGAAGCTAGTGCTATTTGTGATGTTTTAGATATTAGTATGGATGATTATTTTTTTAATCCTAATGTCTCAAAATTGAGACGAAAAGAAAAAGTAACAAGCTAAAAACAAGGAGGAAATAAAAAATGAATGAATTACAAACTTTTAATTTTGAAGAATTACCAGTAAGAACAATAAATATTGACGGTGAACCATATTTTGTAGGAAAAGATGTAGCAGATATTTTAGGCTATTCAAATTCTAGAAAAGCTTTATTAGATCATGTCGATGAAGAAGATAAGCTAACGTCACGAATCGTTACGGCAGGGCAAAATAGAAATCAAACTATCATCAACGAAAGTGGTCTTTATAGCTTAATCTTCTCAAGCAAGTTAGAAAGTGCGAAACGTTTCAAACGTTGGGTAACATCAGAAGTTTTACCAGCTATTCGTAAACATGGTATCTACGCGACAGACAATGTAATTGAACAAACACTACGTGATCCAGACTACATTATCAACGTACTCACAGAATATAAGAAAGAAAAAGAGTATAACTTACTACTGCAACAACAAGTGGGAGAGTTAAAACCAAAAGCAGATTACTATGATCAAATCTTAAAAAGTAAAAAGCTCATTACTGTAAATGCGATTGCAAAAGACTATGGAATGTCAGCGCAAGCTTTAAATAAGATACTTCATGATTTAAAGGTGCAATTTAAACAATCAGGACAATGGTTATTATATGCAAAATATCATGACAAAGGTTACACGTCTTCAGAACCTCATAAATACACTAAAAAAGACGGAACAGAAGATTTTAAATTGCATACGAAATGGACACAAAAAGGTCGTATTTTCTTATACAACTTACTGAAAGATAACGATATTTTACCAACAATCGAACAAGTAAATTAAGGAGGACTTGTAATGTTCAAACGCAAAAAGAAAAACAGAATTGAATTAAAAGTCAACATAACAAACCGCAATGAACTAGATGAATTGCTGGAGACAATTCAAAAAGACATTGCAGTTTTAAAAGATGATTTTGATAAATTAGATCAATTTAAACTTACTTTCGATTTAGAGTAATTTCGACCCCACACTTCGGACAATTAGCTTTATAATTTCTGAATTTGAATGTCACTTTTTTATCACATGCTGGACATTTCATTTTCTTATCAAATTTAGCTAATTGTTTATCCAAAGCTTTTCGAAAATCTTTATCAAATTGTTTTTTATCAAAATCAATAGAAACATTTGACTTTTTAGCCATAGATAACACCTCCCTTCGATAAGGGATAACTACATTATACAGAAAGAGGAATAACAATGAACTTTTTATACAAAGTAGCATTAGTTTTTGTAACAGCAACTATATTATGGAAAATTTCAAAAATAGAAAAATATTCAAAACCTATTCAAACAGAATTTTCAGGTGTTTCTAGCGATTTAAGAGCAAGCAAATTTAGAGAATGGAAACAAGCAGAAAAATAAATAGTGTTTAAAAACATAAGTAAAGGAGGCATAACAATGAACGAAGGAATAAAAAAAACTCAAAATACTCATGGCAGTGAGAAGAATGAGGCTCAAGATTTGAAAACAATCGAACTAGCTGTTGATAAAAACGGAAGTCGCATTATTTCACATGGAGAATACATTTTTAAATTAAACAAGTAAAGGAGGTATAACCATGCTAAAAAAACTAAAAATAGCACTCCTAATCGTCATCTTGGTGGAGGAGATTAGAAGTGCTAGAAATTATAAAAAAGCTATAGGAAAACCTTTTTCAATACACTAGAAACAGCAGTGGATAAACGCTTTACCAAAAGCAGTTATTTCTATCATTCCTTTATCGAATTCAATACAAGCTGGTTTTAGAAAGTTATAAATTTTTTCAGTAGATACATTTCTACGACTAGCTAATGCATCGACACCAAAAAGATTAATTAAATATAAGATATTTCTGTAATCATCATGTTTATTTTTTTCATATTGCTTCGTAAATTTATCGATAAATTCATAACTAAAAAAATCATTATAATGCCTTTTATCAGTGTAATAGTTAGTCCCAATGTCAATTTTTAATAAACCAATTCTTTCAAGGTTATTCAATGCAATCTCTGTATCAGCAATAGTTAATGGAGAATTATTTATTACAACATCTGATAAAAATTTCATTCCTAAATTATTACCTTGTACTGCTTTATACCTAACAGCAGGAATTGCATCTCGATTACAAAGGGATTTGAATAAAACGGCATCTTTAGGAGACATTTGTTTTATTAATTCAACGAATGAATGATGTATTTCATTTGTTTTACTATCATCCATAGCAGCAGCAATTAAATTAGAAAAAAGTTCTCTAATATTTTCTTCACTAATGTAGAATTTTGAACTCTCTATTGCTGGACCAATTATTGAAAGTTCAGGTTCTTTTAAGTTATCTCTAGGTATATTTTTTACTTTGGCTTCAATATTAGCTTTAAAGTTTTCTAAATCTTGTTGACGCTTATATTGTTTTTTAGCCACCCAATTATGATAGCCACCAAATATTAAATCCCATGTAGTATTTAAGGTTTTAATAGGGCCATCAGCAGCACCTTCAATAATTTTGTCTAAACCTTTACCAATTATAGGATCCATTATTACTACACCCCCTTTTGTCGCAATAGCGATAACTAAATTATACATGAAAGGAGCATTCAAAATGAACCAAATACTAACAGTGGAAATACCAGCTACACATGTACTGATACCTAAAGTAGAACTTGAAAAGTTAATTAGTAAAACACTGCCTGTTACTTGGACAATGGAAGATCTCATTCAAGAATCTAAATTGAGTAGATATCTAATATTTAAAAGAATATTAGAAGTGCCTAGATTCAATAAATATTTAAAAGAAAATGATATTTGGTTTGAAGGGCAAGGTGGAAGTTCATCACATTATTTTGATGCTGAATTAATGCGGAAGTTCTTGAAAGATTTTAAAAAAGAAATTTATAACGGTTAATCAAAAATAAAATCACTAAAAGGAGGTGATATAGATGTCGTGTTCAGAAGCAGCCTTTATCGTTGCAATTCTAATATTCACATTAGTTTCAATCATACTAATGACTGCGCAATTCTACATCATGCATGCCCTAGGTATTTCATTATTTGCAGCAGTAACAACGTTTCTCTATTTCGATAAAGAATTCGAGAAATTAAAAAAAGACTGAATGCTACTACCAATAGCAAACAGTCGAAGAAAAGTCATTAAACAATTAATTTCATCTTACAACGGGAGGCGTAAATGTGCAAGAACCATATGTAAGTATTCCACAAAGTGAACTACGTAATCTTTTATTAAAGTCATCTAAAGTAGAAAATTTAACTGTTCAACTCGAACATGCAAACAACCAATTAGAAAATGCTTTGGAATATATATCAGAATTACACAGACAAAATGATAATAAATCGAAAATCATAGCAGATTTAGAAGTTAATTATAAAACGTTAGAAACAAATTACAACGAAGTTATTAGCTATAAAGCTAACTAAGTTAAGGAGAGATTTATTTGATTAATAGAGCAACGTTAGTAGGAAGGCTAACAAAAGATCCTGAATATCGTGTAACACCTTCAGGGGTAGCAGTAGCGACATTTACTTTAGCTATTAACAGAACGTTCACTAATGCAAATGGAGAAAGAGAAGCGGATTTTATTAACTGTGTAGTATTTAGAAGACAGGCAGAGAACGTTAACAAGTTTTTGTTTAAAGGTAACTTAGCTGGCATTGATGGACGCTTGCAATCAAGAAGTTATGAAAATCAAGAAGGACGTAGAGTATTTGTAACCGAAGTGGTGGCAGATAATGTTCATTTCTTAGAGCCAAAAAATAGCAAGAGTGGCCAATCATCTAAAGGCAATGATCAACCAGTAGGTAATAATCCATTCCAAAATGCAAATGGGCCGATTGATATTGGTGATGAAGATTTACCGTTCTAAGGCAATAAACTATGTCAAAAATTATAGGTTATCAAAGAAACGATAACGGAACGATAACTGCAGTTATTAATGATGTTCAACTAACACAAGATGAACTGCAGCTTATAGATAACGGAATAGCATTACCTATTGAAGTAAGAAGTATTGATACAAAGAAGATTACTGATAAGCAAAGAAAGAAAATATTTGCATTATGTAACGATATAGAGATTGATATTGGTCAACCTAGAGATTACATGCGCTATATGTTCCAAGAATATATCAGAGTGTTGTATGGATATGAAAAAGAGATTTCTTTATCGAATTGTACTAAAAAACAAGCATCACAAATCATTGAAGCCATTATTGACTGGATGTTTTTCAACAACATTACATTCACAATTAAAACGAGTAGTTTGCTTAAAGGTGATAAAGCTATGCTCTATTGGGCTACAGTCAATCGTCAGTGTGTGATTTGTGGTAAGCGAGCAGAACTAGCACATTATCAAGCAGTTGGTCGTGGACGTAACAGACGGAAGATAGAACACACAAGTAATAAAGTTTTAGCTTTATGTCCAATACATCACAGAGAACAGCATACTATGGGCATTCATAGTTTTAATAAAAAATATTCACTTACTAATAGTTGGGTGGATGTAGATCAAAGACTGAATCGTTTACTTAAAGGCAAAAAATTAAATCAATCATGAAAGGAGCATTGAAATGGCTACGTTTAGAGTTTTTAAAGAGAGTGGAGAGTTTGTAACTGTTCACAAAGCATTTATTCATGATGCATCACTAAGTTGGAAAGCGAAAGGCATACTTCTTTATTTACTAAGTCGTCCAGACGATTGGCAAATTTATGAAACAGAATTAATAAAACATACGAGTGATAAACTAAGCAGCTTGAAGAGTGGATTAAAACAATTAGAAGAAGCGGGTTATATCAAACGTAAAAGAAAACGTGATGATAAAGGACGAATGCAAGGATATGAATACGAAGTATATGAACAACCTACCCACATTCGAAAATCAAATGTGGATGAAAAAGAATCTATCCACATGCGAAAATCCAACGTTGGAAAATCCAACGACGGAAAAACCGACGTCGGAAAATCCAACGACGGAAAATCGCACACTACTAATAATAATAGAACTAATAATGATAGTACTAAAAATAAAAATACTAATAATAACAGCAGTAGTAGCACAAGTGCTACTCAACCACCACAGCCACCTTCAGTGTTTAATTTTTATCAGGAAAACGGCTTTGGCATTTTGAGACCAGTCATTGTAGATCAAGTTAATGCATGGATAAATGACTTCGGAGCTAATGGTGAAGACATTGTAATTAGAGCATTAAAAGAAGCTGCTGAAAACAATGTTTATAAATGGAACTATGTAAATCAAATACTAAAAAACTGGTATGAAAACAATATTAAATCCATTGAAGATGTTGAAGCACGTAAGAAAGAACGAATAAAAAATAACAATCAAGCTATAGAGAAAGATTATGATAACTCTCAATATAGTGATTTGTTTTAAGGAGGTTGGCCATGAAAGGTTTTAATGAATTGAACTTCAATATCAAAACTAAAAGTAAAATCATTGAACAAGAGAATGACATACGTTGTCCTCACTGTGGCAATCTTTACGACTATGTAAAGTTCGATAATGGCCAAGAAGAAAAAATAGGATGCGATTGCAAAATTAAACAAATGGCCAAAGAACAAACTAATAGATATAAAAACAAAATTAAACGTCTCGAGATAGAAAAGGTTTTTAAAAACTCAATCATACCTGAAGACTTATTGTCCGCTTCTTTCGAGAATTATGAACCTAGAAATGAAAGTCAAGAGAAACTACTAAAACATGCGAAGCGGTATGCAGATAACTTTAGTTTAGATAATAAACAGTCATTACTGCTGCAAGGAACTTATGGACTAGGTAAATCACATATCGCTATGTCAATTGTTAAAGAAGTTAAAGACAAAGGTTTTACTGCACTGTTTATGGATGTGCCACAACTGATTACAGCTTATAGAGATACATTCAATAAAGATAGCAACCTTAATGAAAGACAACTTGATCAAATTATTAAAAATGTGGATTTATTAGCACTTGATGATTATGGTACGACGGTTAGTCAATTCGGAAATCAGAAACTCTTTGATGTGATGAATATGAGACAAGGCAAACATAATATTCTCACAACAAATAATAGTGCAGAAGAACTTTCAAAAAATAAAGACTTTGGAAAGAACTTTAGTCGAGCTTTAAAGAACACAACAATTATTAAAGTTTATGGTGATGACTACCGAATGAAAGGAGTTAAAACCCTATGATTACTGTTGAAGATATACAGAAGTATTTAGAAGTATCACCAACATATGCACAAAAGCTGATTGATGATGCTAATGGTGATGAAGATAAAGCATATAAAACATTCATTAGAAAGTTGAATGAAAAAAACACAAGACCTGCAGTTATGGAGGTTATGTAATGGGTGTTATAGAAGGCGTTAAACATAAATATATTCTCTATGCCAGTGATGGTTGGGAAATGTGCAGCGTCATTCCTTTAAATGATGATTTGTATAACCTAGGAAATTTAGCAGGTATGTATTATCGAAATATCTTTAAAGGTAATGTAAGCAAAAAAGAATTAGAAAAACTTAAAAGAAAGCACAAGTTATACAGAAAAGAAGAACTGAACACTCAACTCAAACTATTTTAGGTGGAGTGATGCAAATGATAGTTAAAGTGTTTAGCAACGATAAGTCGATTGAAATTGGCAAAGATAATGTTTCGATTATCGAATTCTTAAAGCATGTGAGTGGAAACATTGATATTTATCGTCTTACTAACAAAGATGGCCAAACAATTGGATGGGAAGGTTTCTTTGTTGGCCAATACAAAGTAATTAAGAAAGTCGAAGCGGAACAATTAAATATATTCAATATACTGGAGGCTAAATAAATTTGAAAGTAGAAGGTTTAAAAGTAGGTCAGAAGATTAGATTTGCTGCATCTGAATACAGTCTCAGTTATCCAGGCATTGTTGAAGAATTCACGAGTACGACTGAAGCTCAAAACTACTTATATCAAGATCGTAGTGTGATTGCTCGTAAATGTAATAAGCGTTTAGAAGAAGATGGCTTAACTTATATATGGGCTAAAGATTATGAGGTGATGACATGTTGCTAAGTGACACAATTAAACAAAATTATAAATATCCATGTAAAGGTAAAACACCTACACAAGTTGAAAAAGAATTAGCTGCAATGGGTGTAGAAGGTTTTGTTATTCACATGACAAATGTACATGTAACAATGCGAGTGCCTAAAGAAAATAAAATTATAAATAGGAAGTGTTTAAAGGATGGAAGTAGTAGAAAATAAGTTTCTATCTAATAAGAACTTCATTAGACATCAAAGACTTTATGATGGAATGCAATATCTATTTAAAGAAGATGATACAGATAATTATTTCAGTGTAGTGAAACATCAATTTTCTTATGGATATACAGAAGACTTATATGAACTTGCAAAATGTAAACAAATCAATGGAATAAATCATCTTATAAGTGAACCAATCGGATATCTTTCAGTAGAACAAGTATTAGAAATTATTAATGGAGGACAAATAAATGACTAACACATTAGATCAATTAGTAAAACAAGTTGAAACATGGAGCGTAGATAAAAACTTACACAATGGTAATCCAGATAGACAAGCACTTAAATTCTATGAAGAAGCGGGCGAAGTAGCTGCTGCATTATCTCGTGGACAAATGGACGCATTAACAGACGGTATAGGTGATACAGTCGTTACATTAATTATATTGGCACAACAACATGATATGACGTTAGAGGAGTGTTTGCAGTATGCATATGACGAGATAAAAGATAGAAAAGGTGAAATGCGTAATGGCACATTCGTCAAAGAAGCAGACCTTAAAGAGTAAGGACATTTTAGAGAAGGTTAGGGAAGTATTAGGAAAATAAAATGAGGGCATTAAAGCCCTCTAATATTTTAATAGAATTCAGCTTATGCTTTCTTAATACCTGAATGGCTTGGAACATTACTTTGAGTGATAGAAACAATACTTTTTGTATCAATAGTAAAAATCTTATTGTTATCCATTATTATACAAAAATCATCATTTATTTCACTGTAGTTATCGATTTTGTATTTTTCACCATCAACTGTAGCTATTCTTGTTACGTAACCATCTTGTAAAGATTTAACAATAGCGTCTTTAACTGCATTTCCTGTCATTAAATGTCACCTCACTTTCTATAAAAAGTAATTTAAGTATATCAAAATACATTGAAAGGAAACGATATATTATGAACAAATACATTGAAACATTCTTAACTGCAATAGCAGCAATCGTTATATATAACTCACTTATTAAAATGTATGAATATATTAAATACAAACCTGATGAAGTTGATACTGCGCTAAATGATTATGCATTAGAAACTGATCAATTCGATTTAAACAGAATTAAAGCAGAGGTGAGTGAGTAGTGCTTTTAGTATATTGGCTACCTGTAATCATTTTATTTCTTATGTGGGCATACACATTATACAAATGGATAAAGACTGAAAGAGAATTAAATCAATCTAGAGAAGAAATTCAACGTTATCAAGAAGAGGAATTAAAAAAAGATGAAAATAATTTATTAAATAATTTAAAACTTGAAGGACCAATAACTCAAGAACTATCAATAGATAAAACAAAACGTAAGTTTGGCGAAAGACATAAAATAGACGCATCTAGTTGGTTAGATAAACAAAAAGAAAACGGATCAATACCAATCAAACAATCATTTGTACTAAAAGGTAAAAGTGGTAGATACTTCCAAGACATACTAACAGTATTTTCGGAACATGCATTATCAGAAAAAGTAATGGAAACTACTGACGATATTTTAAAAGCAAAGAAATATAGTACACATAAAGAAGCTAACGACGAAGCAATTAAATATGATTTTAAAGTTATGGCACTTAATACTTATGTAAAGGAGTTATAGCATATGTGGATAGCATTAACTATTATACTCGGCGTACTGCTACTCATTGCGATAGGTAACAATACAGTGTTACGTCAGGAATTAGATGCACAGAGATATACGAATGTGTATCTGTTTACTAAGTACGTGAGAGATTGTGATATAGAAGATGTGGAGTTTGAAATACAAAGAGCAAAGAAACAGTTTAAGTAATGGAGGTAGCGTAATGGATAATATATTTAATATGGACGGTAGTAAAAAAGAAGATGTTAATATTAAAAACCAAATATATGAATTGAAATCGACTTTCCCTTTAATACTTGAAGTGGCCAGATTGAAATCTGAATATCAACGTGAGAGGTTAACAAGTTTAAGACAACAAGGTTTTACGGAAGAACAAGCTTTAGAAATTATCAAAGTGGAACGTACACCTTACGACCAACAATAAATAATGGAGGTAATCACTTGTACACACGAGATGAAGTAAAAGGAATGATCAATGATTATAAGTGGATGCGTAATATTATAGAGTCGCAAGTCTATGACGCAGACAGTACATCTATTGCACAATATGGTATCGAGTCTGTAATGCCTAAAGCTAAAGGTGGCGTAGGTGATAAGGTATTAGTTAAAGTACTTAATAGAAATAGAGAGTATCGACGTAATGTAAAGATACTTAATAAGATAGAGTTCATTGATAAGTATGAAGAATATATAACAGATGATAGAAACTATCACATATTACAAATGCTTAAATTAAACATGCAGCACAAGACTATCAAAGACTTAATGGAAATCAATAGTGACTCTAAGTTCTATGCATGTATCAATGAGATAGTTAATGTGTACATGGATGCACAACAAGGACACTACGATAAAGAGAAGACATCGAAGAGATAGAAGACATCGAAAGTAATGTGCATTAATGATATATATAACTTTATAATATAGCTATACGAATTGAATAAATACTCGAAGGCACATCACATAGGTGGTGTGTCTTTTTGTTTGGAGTTAATGAAGATGAGTAAAGCATATGCAGATTATATAGAACAACGTACAAAGAATAAAGGTTTCTACTCTAATGCAAAGTGGCGTAAAACAAGACTGAAGGTATTAGCACGCGATCATTTTGAATGTGTCATGTGTAATGCAGAAGGTAGATTGACGATTAATCAGAAACAATCACTAGAAGTTGACCATATTAAAGAGTTAGAAATAAGACCAGATTTAGCATATGAACTTTCTAATCTAAGAACGTTATGTAAATTCCATCACAACAAACGTCATGGAAGATTTGAACATAATCCGAATAACCGTAAAAACAAATTCAATGATGAACAATGGTAAATCCCCCCGTCTGAATAAATCGCTTGATGAAAGGCTTCGCGGAAACCGGCGCTTGGGTCAACTCCGCGGATTTATCTTTCAAAAAGACACGTAAGGGGGCTTGACAAATTAAAAAAACAAATAAATAAAAAATATGTAAAGGGGGGAGGGGGTTGAAAAAAGATAAATATCTTAAAGACAAATTAACTTCTAACCAAATTAAGCGAATCAATGCTTCTGAAGATTACTTATTGCAGCAGATAGATGCAGATAATGACATAGAAGTAGAAAAAGTAGAACGATATATTAACTTATTAAAGTTATTTTATGCTTTGGACATTTATATTGAACAATCTGGACCTATAACAGTAGTTAAAAATGCATCGCAAGAATATGTTAAACCTAACCCAGCTATTGCAGAAAAGAATAAAGTGAATGGATCGTTGCTAGCACTTGAGAAATCATTCCACTTAGAAAGAAAAGCCGAAGAAAGACGCAAGCAAGAACAAGCGAAAGGACCTGATTTAACATGAAGATACCTAAGTATGTTACAGACTATATAGAAAAATACAAATCAGGCAACGTTATTTTTAATAAAGAGCGCGTTAGACTTGTTTCTTTTTTAGAAGATAATATCTTGCAACGTGATGACCTTTATTTTGATGATCAAAAAATAGAAGATTACATCAAGTTTAGTGAGAAATGGTTTTTTAAACTACAAGACTTTCAAAAATTTATTTCATGTTTTGTATTCTTATATGAGAAAGATACCAAAACGCCTTATTTCTCAGAATTCTTTATATCGATGGCTCGTGGCGGTGGTAAAAATGGCTACATTAGTACGTTAGCAGCGTTCTTTATGACACCATTACATGGTATTCCTAAATACAATATGTCAGTAGTAGCTAATAGTGAGAAACAAGCACGAGTAAGCTTCAGAGAAATCTATGAAATGATAGAAAGTAACAACTTATATATTACAGGTGAACGACCTAATAACCCTTTTTATTTAAGTAAGGTTTATGTAGAAGGAACAAGCACTAAATCTCAATTTTTATTCGATACATCTAATGAGAAAACAAAAGATGGCGCTCGTGAAGGTTGTATTTTCTTTGACGAAGTCCATGCTTACGTAAAAGATACAATCATTAACATCAAACGAAGTGGACTAGGTAAGGTTGCACATCCACGTACTTTCTACATCGGTACTGACGGATATGTAAGAGAAGGTTTCTTAGATAGATTAAAAGAAAGAGCAGACAACGTATTAAAAGGTATAAATCCTGAAGATAGATTATTCCCTTTCATCTGTAAAATTGATGATAAAGAAGAAATAGATAAACCAGATTTATGGGAAAAAGCAAATCCTATGTTCGAAAATCCAAAAAGTAAATATGGCGCTCAATTATTCAAAGAAGTACATCAACAGTATTTAGGACTTCAATTTAATCCATCTAATCGACCAGAATTTATGACTAAACGAATGAACATGCCTGAAACCGATACTCAAAGTGTTGTAGCACCGTGGGATGACATAATGGCTACAAATCGACCTATACCTCCACTTGAAAATAATGAATGTATTGGTGGACTTGACTATGCAAGTTTAAAAGATTTTGCAGCAGTCGGTTTATTATTTAGATCTGGTGATGATTATATTTGGAAAACTCACTCATTCGTTAGAAAAGAGTTCCTTGATAAATACAAATTAAAGCCACCTATTCATGAATGGGAGAAAAAAGGTTTACTCACAATTGTAGACGAACCAACGATAAACCCTAAGCATATTATTGATTGGTTTATTGAAGCGCAAAAGAATTATGGACTACAAAAAGTCGTAGCTGATAACTTCCGAATGGATTTACTTAGACCATTATTTGAAGATGCAGGAATTGAATATGAAGTAATAAAAAACACTCGTGCAATTCAATCATTACTTGCACCAAGAGTTGAAGATATGTTCGCACAACATCATCTTATCTTTGGTGATAACCCTCTAATGCGTTGGTACACACAAAATGTAGCCGTTAAGATACGCAAGGACGGCAATAAAGAATACGAAAAGAAAGAGCCAATAAGACGTAAAACTGATGGTTTCCAAGCCCTTATACATGCATTGTATAGAGCAGATGATTTAAAAGATTCTAATTTAGAAGAAGAAATCAATCTGTTAAGGGGCTTGAGATTTTAAAGGAAGGAGGGAGTAAGTTATGGGGCTATTTGATAAGATATTTCAAAAAAATAAAGAAATTTCATGGATGTATGACTTAGAACTTCTACAAGAAACAAGTTCAAAAGCCTATATCAAAAGAATGGCTTTAAATGTAGTCGTTGAATATGTAGCAAGGACAATCGCTCAGTCTGAATTTAGAGTGAAAGAAAGTGATCATGTCACTAAAGATGATATGTACTATTTATTAAATGTTCGACCTAATCCTAATCAAAATGCTACACAGTTTTGGCAAAAATTTATTTATAAACTTCTTGCCGACAACGAAGCTTTAATTATTAAATCAGATGATGATTATTTATATGTGGCAGATGACTTTGAACATGAAACAGAGTTAGGACTATTACCACATCGCTTTAATTCAGTTATGGTTAACGACTATAAATATAATCGCTACTTTTCAATGGATGATGTTATTTATTTAGAATATGCCAATGAAAAGTTAGATAAATTTTCATTAGGACTATTTGAAGATTATGGGGAAGTATTTGGTCGTATGTTGAATATGCAACTCAAGAAAAATCAAATACGAGGTATTCTAAACGTTGGATCAACACAACTAAATACGAAAGGTATTCAAGATTATATTGATATGATTTTTAATACTTTTGAGAAAAATCAAGTTGCAGTTGTACCTTTAACTAAAGGTTTAGAATACGAAGAACATTCAACAAATAATTCTAGTGCGAATGGCTCAGATTTCAAAGAGTTAAGGCAAGCAATAGAAGATATTCTCATCTATATTGCACGTATTGTTGGTGTATCATCCTCTCTAATTCTAGGAGAAAATGCAGATTTAGAAAAAGCGATTGAAGCAACTAACAAATTCTGTTTCAAACCGTTAACCAAGAAATTAGAGCGTGAGTTAAATGCTAAGCTATTCTTTAAAGATGAGTACCTAAGAGAAAACAAACGTATTGAAATTGTCGGTATAGATAAGAAAAATCCAATCGAATTAGCAGAAGCAATTGATAAGCTACGTTCTTCTGGCACTTATACTGGCAATCAAATTCGTGTCATGCTTGGCGATGAACCAGGAGATGATGAACACCTAGATGAATACGTATTAACTAAAAACTACGAATCAGTTTCATCAATAGAAGGGGGTGAGACTAATAATGGGTAATCCGATTGTAAGGAATGTCACGCCAGTTTTTAGAAACGAAACTAAGAATAACAAACACATTTTAACGTTGTCAGGTACTATTGCTAACTTATCTTTTCTTGATGATACTATCAGCGCTAAAGCTGTGAAAGATTCGCTTGATAATGTTAAAGAAGATATTGTTATTCGTTTAAATTCTGGCGGTGGTGATGTATTTGAAGGGATAGAAATTTATAATTACTTAAAGTCCTTATCCAATCACATCACAATTGAAGTCACTGCATTAGCTGCAAGTGCTGCATCATTAGTTGCAATGGCAGGAGATAAGATTATCATCCGAACAGGTGCAAATATGATGGTACACGAGGCTTCTACAATGGCTTTTGGTAATAAATCAGATATTCAGAAAACATTGAATGCTTTAACTGCAATTGATACATCTATTGTTGATATATATCACGATAGAACAGGTTTAGATCGTGATGAGATTGTTAATCTAATCACTAATGAAACGTGGTTAACTGCAGATGAAGCAATCAATAAAGGTTTTGCAGATGAGAAATCATCTCGTAAATCTGTTGAGAAGCAGAAAGAAGGTGTAAGTAATTTGAAAGATTCTAAGTATATCGCAAGACTTAAAGAGCAACAAAAAATTATCAATGCAATGATTGATGAAGCAGAAGAGGGAACACCAAATGAACCTTCAAGTGATGATTCAAACGAACAACGCATTGCGGATTTAGAAAACAAAATTAAAAACATTGAATCACACCTTGATAAATTAGAAAAAGGCGACGAAGGTGAAAGTCAAAGCGGGGGTACTAATCCACCGCCAAAAAAAAATAAATTTTCGAGATTTGCATTTTAAGTAGCTATTAACAATTGATGTTAATGGCTATTTTTTATGCATAAATTTAAGGAGGAATATTATGGCTATTAAAGTCGGAGAAAAATTAAAGAACTATCAAGACCATAAAGCGCATTTTGCTGAATTAGTTCGCAATGGTGCAAGTGATGAAGAACAATCAAAAGCATTTGGAGAAATGTTTGATGCATTATCAAATGATTTACAAGAAGAAATTTCAGCAGAAGTTAATAATCGTGTAGTAGATAACGGTATCTTAGCAAAACGCTCACAAGATCCATTAACTTCAGAAGAACGTAAATTCTTTAATGAAATCAATACAGAAGTAGGATATAAAGAAGAAAAATTATTACCTGAAACAGTCATTGAACGTGTGTTTGATGATTTGCAATCAGAACATCCATTACTTTCAAAAATCAATATTCAAAACGCAGGTTTAGTAACACGTATCATTAAAGCAGAACCAACTGGTCAAGCAGTTTGGGGTAAAATCTTTGGTGAAATCAAAGGTCAATTAGATGCAGCGTTTGATGAAGAAGAATTCAAACAATCTAAATTAACTTGTTTCGTAGTTATCCCTGATGATTTAAAAATGTTTGGGCCTAACTGGGTAGAACGTTTTGTTCGTACTCAAATTGAAGAAGCTATTTCAGTTGCTTTAGAAGCTGCTTTCTTAACTGGTGAAGGTGCATCTAAAGACCAACCAGTAGGTTTAATGAAAGATATTCAAGAAAACGGCGGTGTAGTTGATAAAACTTCTTCTGGTACTTTAACTTTTGCTGATGCAGATACAACTGTGAATGAATTAAAAGATGTATTAAAAGGCTTATCTGTTAAAGAAAACGGTAAAGAGGTAAACATTGACGGTAAAGTTGTATTAGTAGTTAATCCACAAGATTCATGGGATGTACAAGCGCGTTACACTTACTTAACTGCTAATGGTGGTTTTGTAACAGTATTACCTTATAACGTACAAATCGTATCTTCTGAATTTGTTCCAACGAATAAATTAGTTGCTTTTGTAACTGATCGTTATGATGCAGTACGTGGTGGCGGATTAACAGTTAAAAAATTCGACCAAACTTTAGCGTTAGAAGATTGTATTTTATACACAGCTAAAACATTCGCTTATGGTCAACCAGCCGATAACAATGCCTCACGCGTATATGACTTAGAATTATCTACTGCAGTTCGTACTTCAACTCCTGCAGGTGGAACAACAGATAGTACTGCACAAGCCTAAGAAAGTAGTTGATACTAATGCCAAGCGTTAAGATATCAGATGAAATTTTAGATGAATTTAAAGAATACACTAAGATTTCTCATGATACGGAAGATGAACACTTATTACGTGTTTTAAATATGTCTTATGAGAACTTAGAAACACGTTTTGGCGTATTTGATATTAATAGTAATTTAAACGGTAAAAACTTAGTTTTTGCACGCGCTCGATATGATTACGAAGATTTATTAGAATTCTTTAACGACAATTATCAAGATGATTTGTTACACTTTGGCTTTTTGACATTAAGAGAGCGTGATGTAAATGAAAAGTAAATTTAAAAAACCGTTTATCACAACTAAAAAATTAAATACGCGTGTTCATTTTTATGAGTATCAAGAGAATGAAGGGCCAGAAGCAGGCGTAAAACGTAAAAGAGTTTTATATCATTGTTGGGCATATGTTCCACAGTGGAAAATGACTGAATTACAACAAGCGATTGCAAATGGTACAGAACATGATGTGAAGATATTTATACGTGAAACTCACGGACAATATATACCAAATGAAAAGCATTACGTTGCAATAGATTCGCCATATATTCATCAAGATTTGAATATTAAATTAGTACAACCCGATGTAGAGAACGAACAATTTTTAATGTTAACTGCTGGGGTGGTATCTAATGGCGAGTAATAATTTTAGTGGTATTCGTGCAGAAGGTTTAAACCAATTACAAAAAGATTTGGAAAAAAGATTCAGTCGGCAAAGAATGAACAAAATTGTAGATATGGCATTGATTAAGGCGGGCAACATTGTATTAGACGCTATCAAAAATAATATACGTTACTTTAGAGATACTGGCGCAGAATATGAAGAAGCTAAATTATCACAACCTTATTGGGATAAAGGCGTTCGTTCTGTTCGAGTATATTGGGAAGGACCACATCACAGATATTCTATTGTTCATTTAAACGAGAAAGGCTTTCACGCTAGAAATGGTAAGTTTATTCGGCCTAAAGGTTTCGGGGCGATAGACAAAGCATTACGTACAGCTGAGAAAGAGTTTTATAAAACGGTACAGGAAGAAGTGGAGAAGTTACTATGATTGATATATTAAATAAAATACACAGTGTCCTAAAAGATGACGAAAAACTAATGAAAATACTAGATATCAAGAATGTAAAGTTCAATGACTATCCTGACGTTAAAGACATCACAAAACCTTATGTCGTATTAGATGACTTTGATGATCCTATTCCCGAAGTACATTATGACGGAGAACGTGCAGCGTATAGTTATATTGTTCAAATAGATGTATTTGTGAAAGCTAATGCAGATTACAATGCACGATTAAGAAGAAACGAAATATCACAACGTATTAGTGATTTGCTCTGGAAAGAATTGAAAGCAGGGCAAGTAAGTAATTTAGGAAATGAATATAACAAAGAATTTGCTTTGTATCGCTCAACAAGACGATATGAAGCAATTTTTTATGAGGAGGAAAATTAAATGGTTAAATATGCTAAAACACCAAAATCATTTATCAACATTAAAGATTTAGGTTTTGCTTTATTAGAAACAGATGAATTAGACGGCACTATTAAATATTCAAATGTAACTCAAACTCGTGGTTTACAAGAAATTTCAGTAGAAACTGGTGGAGAAATTGTTAATGCTTACGCTGACGGTTCAATCATTGAATCAGGTACTACTGATGGTGAAGGTAAAATTTCAATGACAATGCATGCATTTCCACAAGAAATTCGTGAATTAATCTTCAATGAAATTTATAACGAAACTGGAGTATATTCGGAAGAACGTGGTAAACAAAACAACTATGTAGCAGTATGGTTTAAACGTGAACGACGTGACGATTCTTACCAACAAGTTGGTTTAACTAAAGTTATGTTTGCTGATCCAAATTTAGAAGGTAAAACTGCCGAAGAAGATTGGGAATTCAGTTCAGAAGAATCAGAAGGTACTGCAATGCACCGTATCGCTGACGGTAAACGTAAAATTTTATTCGATAGTTCTCGTGAAGGTGCTGATGTTGATTCATTCTTCCAAGAATTATTAAATGGTGCTTATGACAGTAAAACAGAAGTAGACACTGCTTCTGCATAAGGAGTGTTAATTCATGGTTCAATATAAAGTTTTAAAAGATGCTAACGACCTTAAAACTGGTAAGGAATACCGTAAAGATGAGGTTGTGGAAGAAAAAGTAAAAGTAGTCGACGACTTTGAAAAACGTTTGAAGAAAAAAGGTTATGAGTTACCATTCTTCGAACGTGTTGAAGATAAATAAATTAATCTTTAGGACTGCTAAATGCAGTCCTTTTATTTCGAAATAAAAAGGAGTTTTTTAAACATGTCAAACAAATTAAAACGTAACTACATTCGTTTAGTAGAAAACCCAGAAGCAGAAGAAATTAAACTTGAAACATACTTAACACCACATTTTATTCCATTAGATGTTTTATATGAATCAGTGGATATTATGGCTGAATTAGAGAAAGCAGAAAATGGAGAAGTTGAATTATCATTCAAAGAACAATTAGATAAATTAATTGATGTAGTAGTTAAAATTTATGGTAAACAATTTACTGCAAAAGATATTAGAAATCGTCTACATGCGCCTGACGCACTTGAAACATTACAAAAACAAGTACAATTCATTGCTAATGGCCAACAAGACGAGGAAACAAAAAAGTTTATTCAGAGCATCAGCTAAACAAATTAAAAAAAGAAGATTTAACTTACAATGGCATGTTGAAGAATTTGGATAAAGTCGTAAAAGATATGGTGGAAAATGGAACACCAGCAAACCAAGTTCTTGAAATGCCGTTTTATTATATACTTCAAATTTTAGATGAACGTCATCTAAATACTGTTGATACTGATGAAAAAGCCGATGCGCTATTCTCTGCATTGTAGCCTTAGTCATTGGTACTAAGGCTATTTTTTTATATCTAAATAAGGAAGGAGGGACAGTAAGTGGCTGAATCAAGATTTAAAGGTTTATCAATCTTAATGAATATGCGTGATGTTGGTATTGAACGTACAATGAAACAAATACGAGCGCAATTCAAAACGTTAGATTCAGAAATGCGTAGATCTAATGCTAATTTCAAGCACTCAGAGAAAAACATGCAGTCTTATGCAACAAGAACGAAAGAGTTAACTAAAGCCATTGATGTAACTGAAAATTCTATGAAAGATATTTCTAATCAGTTAAAGAAAATGACTTTAGAAGAACAACGTTCTAGTGTTGAAGCCGAAAAGTTACGTCAAGAATACAGTAAGCAACATAGAGCATTACAAATGTATCAACGACAATTGAATTCAACTGAACAAGAGATGAAACAATTCGGTACAACTACTAAACAAACGATTTTCTCGATGAAAAAGATTAATGATGTTCTAGGTACAATGAAACGTCAACTTAACATTGCGAATATGGCATTTCAAAGTACGGAAAAGTCTACAAGTAGTTATAAGAATTATTTAAATCAATTAAATACAGTTATTCAAAAGCACCAAAATACGATTAAAGTATTAGAAGGTCGTTATCAGAAAGTAGCGAGAGAACAAGGTGTTATGAGTAAAGAAGCATTAGAGTTAAAAGAGAAAATCTTACAAGAAAAAGCGACTTTAGGACAACTAGACAATCAATACAAGAAAACAACTATGGAAGCTAAACGATTTGCTTTTGAACAAAAAACGTTAACATCTTCAATGTCTGAAATTCGTCAAAAAATGACACAAGTATCACAATCGTTAACGATCAGTGCAAATAAATTTAAATTGAGTGGTCAAACTGCTCAAGCATATAAAGCACGCATTTCTGAATTGAATAACGGAATGAAACAACAGCAACTTATTGTTCAAAATTTATCTAGACAGTATGACTTTGCTAAAAAACAATATGGTGCTACAAGTCAAGAAGCACAACATCTTAATGTAAAATTATCTGAAGAACGTTTGAAATTAAAAGAGTTAAATACTCAATTAAATCAAACAACGCAAGCACATAATCGTCTAGAAATGGAACAAAAACAAGGCATCTCTTCTATGGCTCAAATTAGAGCGAAGATGTCGCAATTTAACGATACTCTATATCTATCAAGAAGTAATCTTTCGCGTGCAGGAGAGAGTGTAAAAGCCTATGGTAATCATTTAAATGTACTTAAAACGAATATGTCTGAACAACGTGTCGTATTAAGAGAATTAATCGCACAATACAATCATGTGGCTAATGCACAAGGGCGCGATAGTCAAGAAGCAAGAGAACTATCTAGCGCAATCACTCAACAAAAAATTAAGATGAACGAACTTGAGAGTGAGTTAGACCAAACAACGCAAAGTTATAAACAATTAGAAACAGAACAACGAAACGCGCAACGTTTATCTTCTACTGGCTTTGGTAGAAGTATCCAAAGTGTCAATAAATATAAAGATTCTATTAGAAATGTTGGCTCTACTATGAGAAGTGTTGGATCTACTTCAATGCTTTATATGACTATGCCAGCAGTTGCAGGTATGGGAACAGCTATTAAATCATCAATTGAATGGGAACAAGCTTTAGCGGGTGTTGCTAAAACAACAAATATGAGTGGTAGCGAATTAAATAAAATGGGCAATGAAATTACTAAAATGAGTAATACAATGCCATTCGCTGCAACAGAAATAGCAGGTGTAGCAGAAGCTGCAGGACAACTAGGTATCAAGAAACAAGATATTACTTCATTCACTAGAACAATGATGAACTTAGGTGTTGCTACAAATCTCACTGCAGATGAAGCAGCAACAGAGTTTGCAAGATTTGCTAATGCTGCAAACATGCCAATAAAAGATGTAGATAGATTGGGTTCAACCGTTGTTGCTTTAGGTAACAGTACAGCCACAACTGAAAAAGAAATTGTTGAAATGGCACAACGTTTAGCTGGTGCAGGCGCGCAAGCAGGTTTTAGTTCTGATGAAATTATGTCGGTCAGTGCAGCGATGTCATCAGTAGGAATCGAGGCAGAAGCAGGCGGTACTGCCATGACACAGATTTGGAATAAGATGACAAAAGCTGTTGCTGAAGGTGGCGACACTTTAGATAGCTTTGCTAAAACTGCAGGCGTTAGTGGTAAAGAATTTGCACAAATTTGGGAGAATAACCCTAGTAAAGCATTATCAATGTTTGTTAAAGGTTTAGGCGAAACTGAAGGTGGAGCAAAAGGTGTATTAAAAGCCTTAGATGATGTCGGTATCAAAGGGATAAGAGAAGCCGATACTATTAGACGTATGGCTAACAATCATCAAGTTCTAGATAAAGCACTTAAAATAGGTTCAGAAGGTTGGAAAGAAAATAGTGCTTTAACTAATGAAGCTAACATCCGTTATGAAACAATGGGTAGTAAGTTGAAAATGTTAAAAAATACTTTCATCAACTTTGCTAGAACAATTGGAGATGCAGTTGCACCTATCGTTTCATTCTTAGCAGATAAGTTGACTGGACTATTCGAACACTTACAAGGGACAAGTAATGCTACTAAGATAGCAATCGCAGCATTTACGTTATTAAGCGTTGCTATACCTCCGCTTATTGTCGCAACTGGTGTATTAGCACATAGCATCGTAGGTATTTCGGAGGCTATGACATTGTTAAATGCTACTAAAGGTGGCGCTAAATTCTTTAGTTTATTCAATGGCGGTATTAAAGGTCTTTTACCTAAGATAGGACAGTTATTAACTAAAATACCTCTACTTGGAAGTGCGTTTACTTTATTAACAGGTCCAGTAGGAATAGTCATAGGAGTAATTGCTGCTTTAACTGCAGGAATTGTTTACCTGTGGAAAACAAACGATACATTTCGCAATTTTGTTATAAATGCTTGGAACGCAATAAAAAATAGTGCAATAGCAGTATTTGGCTTTATCAAACCATATATTATTAATATTTGGAATGGAATAAAAAATTCATCAATTGCGATTTGGAATATGATGAAGAACAATGCACAAATAACATGGAACGCAATTAAGTTTGCTGTTCAGCATCCTATTCAAGCGTTAAAAAATATTATTTCAGGTATTTGGAACTTCATTAAAGCAAATAGTTTAAACACTTGGAATTTAATTAAAACTGGCATTCTTAACATTGCTAAAAGTTTAGCTAGCTTAGTACGAGCTAGTTTTAATGGTTTGAAAGCATTCTTCACTATGCTATGGAACTTCATTAAAAATAATTCAATTAAAGCATGGTTAGCTATTAAAAATAGTGTACTTGCGATTATTCGAAATTTCGTTACATTATCTAAACATAACTTCGTAGTGCTAAAAAGTTTCCTATCTACATTGTGGACAAGTATCAAAAATACTGCTATTAAATTATGGACTGCCTTAAAAATTGGAGTGCTAGCCATTATTCGAACATTGGTCAGCACAGCTAGAAATATCCTTAATACATTGAAAAACTTCATTACTCGTCTATGGCAAAGTATTAAAGCAATATCTATCAAAACTTGGAATGCTATTAAAAACGGTATTATTAATGCTATTAAAGGCATGTATAACGGTGTCCGAAAAATACTAGCTAATTTAAAAGCGTTTATCACAAGAACTTGGACAGCTATCAAAAACACAACAATAAAATTAGCTAAAGGTTTAAGTAATGGCGTTAAAAATGCATTTAATAGTTTATCTAAAGTAACGCGCAATATCTTTAATAAGCTAAAAAAATTCATGTCTAATGTATGGCGTAATATCAAAAATACTACTGTTAAGTTCGCTAAAAGCCTTTGGTCTGGTGTAAAGAACACATGGAATAGTTTATCAAGAGGCACCCGAAGTATTTTCAATAAAGTTAAAAACTTTATGAGCAATATATGGCGAAATATTAAAAACACAACTGTTCGCTATGCTAAATCATTATGGACAGGCGTCCGTAACACATTTAACAATCTTCATAGAGGCACACGTAATATCTTTAACCGTGTTAAAGGTTTTATGTCAAACACTTGGCGTAGTATCAAAAATACAACAGTCAACATGGCTAAAGGCTTATGGAATAGTGTTCGAAGAACATTCAATAATATGAATGGTGGACTTAAAAATATTATTGGAAAAATCAAAGGCCATATTACTGGAATGGTTACAGCAGTTAAAAAAGGTTTGAATAAACTAATAGGTGGAGTGAACTGGGTAGCTGGAAAATTAGATATGCCTAAGTTACCTACAATAAAATTTTCTACTGGTACTGAAAGCACCCATACTCAAAGTTATATTACGAAAGGTAAACTTAATCGAAACACTTTAGCTACCGTTGGAGATAAAGGTCCAGGCAATGGTCCAGGTGGTTTTAGACATGAAACAGTCATTCCACCTAGCGGTAAAGCTTTCATCACACCAGCTACAGATACAACAATTCCACTTGCCAAAGGAACTCGTATTTTAAATGGCGCACAAACGCATAGTTTACTTAATAGACCACAATTTAACAGCGGTACAATACCTAAATTCAGTATAGGTACAGCTATTGGCAATTTATTAGGCGGAGGCAAAAAGCCGAAAAAACATAAAAAAGATGACAATTTAGCGGGCGACGTAGCTCAAAAAACTAAAGACGGCGTCAAAGCTATGACTGGTAAGGTTGTAGAAGGTGGAAAAGCAGTCGTTGGTAGTGCATTGAACACTGCTAAAAAGGGCAAAGATTGGTTATCCGATAAAATTGGCGATGTACTAGATTGGATAGAAAAACCAAAAAAATTATTAGAAAAAGTATTTGAAGGCTTTGGTATTAATATGGCTTCATTTGGCATACCTAAAGGCGCTGAATTACCATTTAACCTTATGAAGGGCATGTTCAAGAAACTAAAAGAGGGAGCCGTTAATAAAGTTAAAGAATGGTTTGAAGAAGCTGGCGGTGGCGACGGAGGTTATATTGACCTTTCAAAAGGTGTTAACTTCGGCTTTGCGCCAACAACAGCAGCAGCAAGAGCAGCAGGTTATCCATTCGCACGTCCGCACTTTGGACTAGACATAAATTATAAACACGATAAAGTTTATTCTACTATGTCAGGTACAGCTAAAACATTTAACGGTTGGAGTGGTGGTTTTGGTAGACATGTCGAAATCACTAACGGTAATTTGAAATCGATTTACGGCCACTTACACAAATTAGCGTTCAATGGTACTAAAAAAGTAAGACCGGGTACATTTTTGGGTATATCCGGTGGCGATCCTAGAGAGGACGGACAAAACGCTGGTAGTTCAACAGGACTTCATTTACATTATGAAATGCAAAGAAACGGTAGAGCGTTCGACCCTACTAAATGGCTAAAAACACATAACGGTGGCGGTAAATCAGGTGGCAAACAAGCACCAAGCAAATGGCGTTCAACCATTGTAAAAGCAGCACGAAAAATGAAAGTAAACCCTACAAATGCACAAATTAATGGCATTATCGCACAAATCCAACGCGAAAGTGGTGGGGACAGTGGCATCATTCAAAGTGCTTCATTGCATGATGGAAATGAAGGTCCAAACAGAGCAAGAGGTTTACTACAATACGTGCCTAGTACGTTCAGAGCTTACGCGGTAAAAGGTCACAACAACATCAATAGTGGTTACGATCAATTATTAGCTTTCTTCAACAACTCTAATTGGAAAAATGACATTCAATATGGTCGTAGTGGTTGGGGACCACGTGGTTCAAGACGTTTCGCCACAGGTGGCTTAATCAAAAATGCAGGTTGGTACAACATTGCAGAAGGTGGTTATCCTGAATGGATAATTCCGACTGATCCAGCTAGACGTAGCGATGCTATGAAAATGCTAGCACTCGCTGCACAAGATATTGATAAAAAAAGTAGTACAAGAGGTAATAAACGACCTAATTCATTGTCTAAACCAAGTGGAAATAATGACAATGATGTGTTGTTGCAAATGCTACAAGCACAACAACAACAAATCGCTTTATTAACTCAAATTGTAACAAGTAATCAAACAATTGCTGATAAAGACTTTAATCCAACGATTGATAAATATACACATGAACAACAAGTTTTCAATTCTATTGATAAATACAATAGACAAAAACAAAGAAAATCAAGATTTAAACCAGGGGAGGTCACATAATTGATTGATACTATAAAAGTTAATAATAAAACACTTCCATGGTTAGTGGTTGAAAGAGGGTTTAAAATACCCTCTTTTAATTTTGGTATTGAAACTGAAGAAGTATTAGGTAGAAGTGGAAGTGTAGTTAAACAAAGAGAACTTAAAGAATATAAATTCGAACTTCCATTAATCATCAGAAATGATTATCTTTCATCAGGTGGCGAAAAAACGCATGATGAAGTGTTAAATGAGTTAGTTAAGCTGTTTGATTATGACCATGCTGTACCTTTACAGTTTAAATCACAAGATTGGTACTGGAATGCTTACTTTGAAGGACCGATTGAGTTAGATAAATACAGTAAAACGTTTTGGCAATTCAGTATTAATGTAGTTTTAGCTGATCCATACAAATACGCAGTAGAAGGTACTAAAAATACAGCTATTTCTGACCAAGTATCAGTAGTAAGTACAGGAACAGCCGACAGTCCTATCATTGTGCAAGCAACAGCGTTAAAGAATGCGAGTTACTTCTCTATCACGAAGAACGATGAAGATTATTTCATGATTGGCGATGATGATTTAGATAAGAAAGTTGAAGATTATACACCGATTTTATTTAATGACGAAATGCGTTCTTTCTTCGGATGGACTAAAGTCACTAACGGTACTATTAACGATAATGTAACTGGTGGAACAGTTGGTGGTGCTATGGCAATGAGTTCTTCAAAAGACGCTTTTATGCTTGATGAAAGTAGCATTACAGGTACAAGTGGATGGAATGGTGCAGAATATAAGCACTCATTCGGTAAAAGTACTCAAGATTTTAGTTCGACAGTTAAAATACACGTTAATCAAGGTAAAAAAGGTGCTACACATGCAACTCAATATATATATGACACAGATAACCGTGTGATAGCTTCAATTGGTTATAGTAACCCTAGAGCAACACAAAACATCGGAACAATCTATGTAACGCTATTCGACCAAAACGGTAATCAAAAGAAGATATACAGTTATACAAACGCACCTAAGTTTTACACATGGAAACATATAGTAATTTATATGCGTTTAAAACGTATTGGAGATAAGTTTTATATAAAAACATGGAAATATGATGAAGTAGAATATCCTAAGCGAATTACTCCAGTAGATGTGACTGAAAAAGTATTTATTGATAGTGGCAACTTCTATCAACGACCTATATCGGCAGTGAGTATCTACATTGCTAAAAATGGTAGTAACTATCATATGCCTACAACAATTTTAGGTAGTTATAATCATGAAATATTACCTAAACCACCTAAAGCAAGAGATTTAATTATTAAAAAAGGTGACTTAATTAATATCAATATGGAAGAAAAAACAGTAACGATTAACGAAGAACCTGCACTTGATTTAAAAACATTTGGTAGTGACTTCTTCAACATAAATAAAGGTATGAATGAATGTATGATTTATCCTGAAAACACGTACGATACGACAGTTTATTGGCAAGATAGATTCTTATAGATTGGAGGTTAGATAGTGAAGAATGTAGGAATACATGTACTTGACTTTAATGACAATATTATTGATTTCATTAGTCAAAGCGATGGTGCATTGATTAATGCTGAAATGAGTATGAATGTAGAAGAAAAAACAGAAACCTTTGATTTTACGATTGAAAATACTCGAGCAGAGAAATTAAGAGAGCGTAATCGTATTATTGCTCAAGACAATAACGGTACGTTCAGAGAGTTCGTCATCATCCACATCACAGATAATTTTGATGGTACAACTGAAATCGAATGTAACGCTAGTTACTTAGAAGATTTGAAAACAGCAAAGCCTATTAAGCCTGGTAAGTTTGAAGCACATACAACAACACAAGCGCTACTCAAAACACTTGCTGATACAGGTTGGGAAGTGTCTGACGATACTGAATACGGTGGAAATAGAACAACGTCATGGACTTCTCATACTAATCCGTTTGATTTAATTTATATGCTTTGTACTACTTATAACATGGTCCCTAGTTTTTATATCGAACTAGGCGCACATACTGTCGAACATCGTTATGTTTCAATTACTAAACCTAAAAACTTATTCAAAGGTAAAGAAATTACTAAAGGTAAAGACTTAACAGGTATGACAAGAACGATTGATCTATCTGAAGTTAAAACAGCTTTGTTTGCAGTAGGTCCTGAAAAAGAAGATGGCTCAAGAATTGAAACTGTTGTAGTAGATGATGAAGCACAAGAGATTTTCGGACTTCCTAATCGTTATATTTGGGATGTATATGAGCCTGAAAGTAACGACGAGAATATGACACTTAAACGTTTAACCACACTTGCTAAAACAGAACTCAACAAACGTAATCAAGCAGCAATCAGCTATGAAGTATCTTCAATCGATATTCATAAATATTATAACGATGTAACAGTACATCTAAGAGATATTGTCAGAGTTAAAGATAGAGATTTCAGACCACCTTTATATATAGAGGCAGAAGTTATAGGTATTAAGTACAATTGGTTAGCAGATGAAAGTGAATTTACCTTTGGCAATGTCATTGAGTACGAAGAAACTAAACTAAGAGAGTTCTTTACTAGAAAACTTGATGAAATTACTAAAAAACTGAATGACAATATTTCTAATGTAAACACAATCGTGAGCGATGTTGTCGCTGGAGAGTTAGAATATTACGAACGTAAGATATTCAAAGGTTCAGAACCACCAGAAAACCCACAAAACGATACATTATGGTATGACACGTCTAATCCTGATGTTGCAGTGTTACGTAGATATTGGAACGGAGAATGGATAACTCAAACAGCTGATGATGTAGAAAAAATCGGTGGACTTAGACGTGAGCAAGTAATGTATCGAGATTTAAATAATAGTTTCATCAATTTAACTATTCAACATAGCAAGTTACAAAATGATGTGTACGATGTGTTAAATAATGAGTATCTTGTTGATGATGATTTGAAATCAAACTTAAACCAAGCATTGTCAGATGTAGATAGTGTGTATCAAAATATCAAGACTAATTTAGATAGCATGGATGAAGATACAGCTACAATAGGTAAGTTGGTTGACACTCAAACTTTATTTACAGTGTATCGAGAAAAATTACAAACATTATATAAATATGTTACTGAGGCAAAAATTTCTATTGATAAACGGTTGAAGTTACTCCAATCACAGTACACTGACCGTAAATTTAACGATGCTATGGATAAAATCGCCGAAACGTTGCCTAATGGTCGTTGGGATAGTGAAAACCAACAATTGTATGCTGATATACCTAATCGTAATGAAGTAGAAAATCTTAAAACTACATTACAAGATTATACAGACGGTCAAATAAGCAATTTAAACAGCGTTTTAGGTAAGGAAATAGACAGTAAGATAAACACTACTAAATCTGAAATAAGTGCAAGTATAAGTAGTGTAGAACGTAAAATAGACGGTATTGAAGTTGGCGGAAGAAATTTATTAAGATATTCAACACAAAATTATTTAAGAAATGACTTAGTTTATTCTACTGGTATAGTCGAAGAAGAAGGTAAACGAGCAATCGTTTATAATAATTCCAATGATATTATTTATTTAGACGGTAGAGAATACTTAATCGAAGAAGGCGAAATATACACATTTTCTTTTTATGCT